CATACCAAAAGGAGTATTACCTGATGGCCGTCCCATTGATGGGCCTTGTGGTCTTGGCATTACTTGCGGTCTATTCATTGGTGGTCTCATACCACCACTAGGTCTTTCAAAACCAACAGGGCGATTACGCATCCCACCAGTTATACCAGTATTACCACTAGTTTTCTGTTTCAACCAGTCAGGAAATCCCCCACCACCAGAAGGGCCAATGTTAAACGCCATGACTTTTCCTCATTTTCTCAGATGGACCAGTTTCAATTTGACCCTTCTTGCGTTTATTAGCAGTAGCGTAAAAGATAGACTTACCCTTCTTTTCGCCATATTGTTGTTTCATATTCCGCATGACCTTTTCACCAGAACCTGAAAAGTATTTAGAAAGAGGCATATTATTATCCCCGAACTCCTGTAATACGCCTTGGGGGTTCTAATTCTTCTTGACCAAAAAATCTTTGAAATAATCCCTTTTGGGGTTTAAGTTTAGATTTAGATTGTAAAGTTTGATTACGATTATTTTGACTACGTTTAGCAATAGTAGGGTCCACTAAACCCGTGGAAGGAAGACGAATATCTTCACGCCTAACTTTACGTAAGGCTTCGCGATTTACTGCTTCATTCTCAACAGCAGATGAATTAAAGAACTTTCTTAAGAAACCTTTTTTGCCCTGTCCAACATGAGCTAACTCATGAACTAATACATCATCAAGATTTTGTTTTTCTTTCTCAATGAGTTCTCTATTTAATGCAATGCTTCCCATTGGTCCTGTAACTGCATAAGCATCAGGATTACGCCAACGAGTAAATGGTCCCATATTGATTACTTTACTTACTTTACTTGCCTCTTGAGGCATTTCTAATTCTCTACCTGCAAAAGAACGCTCTAATTCAGGCCAACTCTGTCTCATATTATTTGAGACGGGTTCACCAATAATCCTTCGCAAAAGAGAAGGACTAGGACTAGTTAGAGATTTCTCTTTCGCGTTCGGCACTTAATACATCACTTTCTAATTCTTCAAGAGTAGTATCAACTGGTGAGGGTTTAGGTGCATCCTTCATTAGTTTGGCTTTATGCCTATCATTTTCTTCTAGCATTTGTTTCCTAGCATTCCAAGGCACTCCGCGACGAGGAAGTATAGGAGTAACATTATCTCCTGTTCTTTCTATTGGTGCTGTTGGTGGAGTTAGTATTTTATCTAGTAATCTCTGATTATCCTGATGAAGATGTGCTAATTCCATCTTCAAAACTTCACAACTTTCACAAATTTTAGGCTCAGAGAATTCTCTCTTAGTTTCTTTCCATTGACGATACCATTCAATTAGAAACATTATCTGCGCCCCCGATGAAACCTTCTAACCATAGTTTGATTAGCAGCTTCTTCATTCTTACGCATAGCTATATAGAAAGCAGTCATGTTATTGTTAGCTGCAAGCCTCGCAATAAGTTCTTGTTGTTTTACAACTTTCTGAAACTCATCAGCAGCATCATTGAAATATGCTTCAGCAGAATCAACTGCATATCTCAAATCATCATAAGGGTCATCACCATTGAATTCTGCTACATCTTCAGCAGGTTTTCCTTCTGGTGAATTCTTCGCATATGAACATGCCTTGATTGCATCAATCATTATTGGACAACAGTTAGGATGACTTTCATGGTCCCCTTCTGGAGAACATTTGAAAATTTGAAGTTTAGGAATATTAGTTTCTTCTTCTGGTGGGTCAAAAAGCGCGAGGTATGATTTATATTCGATTAAGCCTTTATTGCGAAGTAACCACATTGCCTTTTCTTCTGAATAGATTGGCAATTCATTTACTGGAATAACAGGGCGTGACTTCCAGCGCAAATACTCATGGACCATCATTTTTCCTGATACTCTACTACCAGGACTGTTATTGCTCAATTCTATTGGACGACCAAGAGCAGTTTCAATCTGTTCTTGTATGGTATGTTCTTGTCCTCTATCTTGACCAGCAGACCTACAGAATTTAACAATTCGAGGATTTTCTCTGTCATTATAATCCTTAATGACAGGAGCCCATTCTTCAATCTTAGTCTTGAGCCAGTAAAGCTCACGATAGAGATATAGTCTTTTAGAAGGGGAGATAGCAAAGAATCCAATATAGGTCATTGCGGTATAACCCCAATCACCTATAATCATCTTCGGCCACCATTCAGGTATATCGAAAGGTTCTATTACGTGGAGTGCATTCTCTGGTTCAGTAGCATAATGCCTATCTCTGAACTCATCAAATACCTGCCCCGCGTATGCATCCCAATCTCCATACTTACGTGCTTTGCGTTCAGCTTCATTTGGAATAGCATCTAATCTTCCTGCATATTCAGGGTCTGCATTAGGATTATCTGCTACTGTAGCATGAACATAGAAACGCTTTACTCCCCCCTTCCCAATGATAATCTTTCCACCTTCAGGACAGGGTGTAACAAAACGCTTCTTGAAGAATGTATGACCTATTCCACCAGGCATTCCTGCTGTTCTAATTGCAGCGGGTAATCCTTGCAAAATACCATTTACCATATGAAGTGGGTCATTAGTTCTAACTCGGGTAAACCCAATATAGATATAAATGTATTCTGTGTATGATGTAAGTTCATCAGGAGTGTAGAGATTGATTTCCATTGAATCATATTTATGAACATCATCCTCATGTTCACAATGACCAAGGAATATCATTGCTCCACCATTAGTCATATTTCTCGCGCCAAATTGGTCTGGACGTGGGAATGTCCAAGCCATATCAGTTTTATTGAAAGTTGCACCAAATTTAGTATATAACTCGCGACTGCGAGGAACTATTTCATTCTTAAGTTCCATGTAGGTTCTACGCTGGAATACCTGTTTGAACCTGGGATTCTCATGTAGCTTCCTACATACACCATAGACTAGTAGTATATCCGATTTACCAGAACCATTTCCTCCTCCATATGCAGCTTCAAAGATAGACCAAGGCAGAGACAGGAATAGTTCCTGTTTTCTTGTTGGTTTCCACTCTGATTGGGAGAAGCTCATATCAGTAAAAGATTAAATACGTTTGGCACTAATTCTACATGCATCAGCCGCAGTAGTGCAGCGAATCCATGTAGCCGCGCATTCAAAATTCTCGTCGTCATCTATTGTAATGGCAGTCCATGTAGACTTATCAAGTGAGGTTTCAATAGCACCTGCACCTAATGCTTGCACGTTAATTAGTAAACGCGAGCTAGGAACTGCATATTCCTCATTAGTGACCATTATATGTGGTCTACCGACTGGAATTGTTGTTGTAGCCATCTTTTTATTCTTTCTTTTAGAATTACTGAAAACAAGCGTTTCTATCTGTAGAGGTTTCTGCTGTATTTATGCAAACTTGACGAAGTATTGAATTAGTTTTACCTAATTCTTTGAATATATAAGAAGTATCAGCAGTATGCATCCTTATCATTTCATCAATCGAAATCACTGCATTATCTATTCTGTAAGCAGTTATATATACTAATACTAATGCAATAATAGTTATGGGACCAAATTTCTTGGTTGCTTCAATAGTTTTATCTACCATTTCGAGTGAAATCATAGCCTACTCTTTAGCATAGACTACTTCAAAATGTTCTTCTTTTTTGAATATAGGTGCATACAGAATAAATTGAGTTCCACTATTTAAACTATTTTGACCAGTAGGAACATCAGGTTCCATCTGTTTAACTACACCAGCCATGTTCTTTGCTATAGTGCTTAAGTCAACAGCCTTAGTATCCTGAAGTTTATCAGAAGTTAATGCATTTAGTGCTTGTCTTAACTTCATCCTCGCGGATTTAGCAATTCTTTCTTTTGCACTGTTAATAATAGGTTTATTTGGTTGCTCATCATAAGAAGCAGTAGAAGTAGCACCTTGAGTATAAGCACTTACTGCTGATGGACTTACTCCCATCATTTTTCCTAGACTTAAAGCCTCAGTCCTACCATCTTCTATTGCAGTAGAACCAATAATCTTTCTAACAGAATTAGGAACATTTACATTACCATTCCCTCTTCCTCTATTTATGTCTTGAATAATAGGTTGAATTATCGGAACAGACTTCGACTGTGGTTTATTGAGACTTGTTTGTTCCAAGTCAAAGTCTGTATCCGATACAATTCCCATACTCATGGTTATTTCCTATTCTGTATAGTTCCAAAAACATTCTTTGGGAATTTCAGCGTAGGGATAGAAGCTCTCATATCCTCAGCTGTTTTAATTCTTCTATCAATTTCTACCAAGTCTGATTCCAGAACTCCATCAGCTTTGGCTTCTTCTAGTGAAGAATAAACTTTTCCAGTTTTCAAATCCATGATTATTCTCCGAATAGAGATTTAATTTCAGCGAAAGCCTTTTCCTGCTGCTG